CATACTCTTGTATTGGTTAGGTTCTATGAGGTGAGACTATAATTGCTTTCTACAAATGATTTTCCATAATAGTCGGTATCATCTCCAAGTAATGCAGTTTCATTTTTAGGCAAATGCAAAACGTTTATATATGTTTCTTTTATTTCTATAATTTCTATTTGACTACCAATTTTTCTAAATCCTCCTGTATCTTTTACTTTTGTTAGAATATCTCCTGGTTTCATTTCTTTATATGTATTACTTCTGTAGTTCTAATAATTCTAGTAAATATAGGTTCCAACTTCTACCAGATAATATCTTATTTTTCTTTAGTGTCTCCCACGTTTTGTCATCCATTCGTATAGGGCGAGTTTTGTAGGTTATCTTTTCTTGTTTTTTCATAGTTATTTATTTTTAAACTTACTACAAAATGGTTCGTGCATGTACCTTGCATTGTCCCAGCCACAGCAAGTACAGCCATCTATATTATCTATAGCGTCAAACACTTCTTTTGTTGATCGTAGTGGGTCTTTTCTAACTCTTATAATCTTTTTCAATTTCTCTCCCATATCTATAAACACTCTATCCGATGGTTTCGCACGACAATTCATTGCTTTTACTTGGTGTATTGATCCTGGTTTTATTTCATCATTTTCTGCACAGGACAGACATACATCATCTACAGGTCTATCGTGGTTAAAATGCTTACAAATTTTGCACACATCACATTGACCTGCCGACCAGTTAGGATTGAATACCCTATTTTTCTTATGCTCACTATGTAAGTGTCCACAAATACAAGTTCCATTCCATTGTCCTGTTGATGTATCTTTCATAAATTTTCTAGTTTTTTTAAAATTCTATCTATTAAATGATTCGTCCAAGTTTCATACAAAATAAACTTCTCACACTGATTGTTTGTCTTACAATCTTTACCATGTTTATGTATGTATGGTCTTTCTTCTTCAATCAGTGCTCTAATCTTTTTTAAGTTCTGGGTTTGCATATATATTTCCTATTACTTCTCCATCTATTTCGACCATAGAATATGAATCATCATCTTCAATCGCTTTTCCAAAAAAGCCAGCACTTTCATCGTTCCATTCGATAACACAAGTCTTACTGTATTCTCCATCTTCATCAAAAATAATGTCACCTAAATATACTTCCTTACCATTCTTATCAAGAAGGCCAGTAAACTGCATATAGTTGTAGTTTTCTACATCAGTCTGATATGACATAGTTTCATTGTTCCAATTAGATACAAGCGAACAAGGTTGGTGCATTATTTTATTATCTTTATCCCAGGCACGAAATTTAATTTGTTTCATATTATTTTTTCTTTTTGTTTAATTCGATATTCCTTCGTGCTTTTTCGATCATTTTCTGAAAGTTAATTTTGTTTGCAATTTCTATAGCTTTTTTTCTTTGTTCAGTCATATGTTTATATTATAATCTTATTAAGAGTGCAATGCAATAGCAATGCTATAACCCAACCACCTCACTCATCCGCTCTGGTTAAATCAGAAAACTTGTAAGGATTACTTAAGAGTTCGATTACCTGAGACTTGTTCCGTTCCTTTGTCTATGAAAGATGTAGGAAATGAGGGTATTGGGATGTCAAAGAGGTAAATAATGAGAATAAAACGCGCGGCAACGATTTCCTTTTGTCACGTTGCATGTTCGTAAGACCTAGCTTGACCCATTACGAACCACCAGCTAGATATATCAATGTGTGTCTACTTTAGTCTATTCCACCACACGCGATTTATTCTCACTATTCACTTATTAAGGTTCTTTAACCGTCACGTCTTCGTTTCGTACGCTTGCCTACCTATTTAACCGTGGTATATCCTGCGTGGATTTAAGGGTCGATACCTGTAAGCCAAAATTCTCACCCCCTTTGCGAGTGAGTGAGAATTCTAGCCGCAAAGGTATATTAAGTATGGTCTATCTATATTTTATTGTCAACTGTGGATAACTATTTACCAACTAGACCTTTGTACATGAACTTTATATAGGCTATAGGATAATGCATATAGTAAAATAATTTATCAGGGTAAAAACCGTCCTCCTCACTAACGATTTTGTAAAAAGCAGGAGAATGTTTTACAAAAAATCTATGCAGTTGTATTATTTTTTTCATAAATTTTAATTTTATTTTTCCAATCCTTAAAACCCATCCAACGAAGCACAAGCTCATTGAGTGCTATATCACATTGTTTACATATTGGTCTATACACACCGTTATCACTGCAAATATTCCATTGATGAAATGCCCTGTTTTTACAACGAAAACATTTCAAACGCTCTATTCCAATTTGTGTATATGGTTTATTTCTCATGTGATAACTTTCCACAACTACTTAATCATTAAAGCGTAGTTGTTGATAATTATGTGTAATGTATTATCAAGAATAATGTTGAGCCATACCGAAAGCCAAATAGGAGTTTCTACGGGATATCCATTATCGGTAAACGTCCAATTTTTAATTCTCGCTATATATTTTGCCAGTGCAAATCTATCAATCAAGATGTGAGTACCACAAATAATTGCAATCGTTAACGGATTTTGACTGAGAAATAGGAACGGTAATGTATAACATATACCATGAATAATTGCTGGAAACCATCGTTTTGTTTTATTTACTGCCATCCAGTGGCTTTGTAGAACGTAATCTCCAATTAAATGTGCTATCAGTTGATTCATAGTGAAAGTTTACCACACGAGCTTAATATATAAACATCAACATTTTTCTTTTCAAGTGCAATCATTTCTTTAACATTACTAATAACCGTCCTCAGCTGTTCTAGTCCCTCCTCACCTTTTAAATGTGAGAACCTACCCCACCAAAGATAATCGTCACTCTTTAACGGCGAGAGGTACTTTTGGTGGTCTGGTAGTTTAGCTGTCCTAAATTCGTTTTTATAACTGTTATATCTTTCTTTTTCATACAGTGCTGTTGGATAATGTAATCGGATATATCGGTAATAACGCTTTCGGTTTTTGATTTGGTAGTCTTTATTGACATACGATAAGTATAGGGCATAAAGCTGACGTAGCAATGCTTGCCTTGTATTCTCCTTTTTTTCAGGGAGCGTTTCAGTGGCTATTTCAAATGTAAAATCACTTATGCTCTGCATAACAAACTCATTTCCTTATCATCTCGTTGTAGTCGCCACATACATTTCGATGAACAGTACTGTTTAGTGTGTTGCTGAGGAATACAAAGCATTACATCTCCACAATACTTACAATATTTGATCGTACGGGTGAACATAAACGTCTTTGAGGGGTACATTGCTGTGCGTACCTTAGCGTTTCTCCGCTTACAAAGAAAACAAACAGTAACTTTACCTTTAGTTGTTTTACTACATTGTTTGCAGATGTTGGGCACACATAAAGTATACAATCTTTTATTTTTTAACGAGCAATAAAGGTGTGGATAACGAAAGAAAACCCCGTAGGGTCTTCCATCGAAAATCAAAACAACGAGTTTCCTCGCACACAAAGTATATCACAAACAAAAAAGCACCAAATAAACGGTGCCGTTTTGCCGTGAAACTTTCTCTTACGAGATTGTCGCACACCAACTACCGAAATAGTGGACATTAAATATATTACATTTTTTCGTATTCTGCAAGTAGTTTTAATGCGTGGTCATAACCTTTGACTACTTTGTTTTTATCAGTAAATAGTTGGTCGACAGCCTCCTGCCCTACTTCCTCCACCATGTTTCGGTAATAGACACTCCCATTCCCTCCTAGATTTATATTGCAGTAATAGTCTTGTATGCGTAGATTGCGTAGGTCATACCGTAGAAAGTACCCACAAGCCCCAGAAGCAATAAAATGTCCTGTCTGTGCTTTCGCTGGTTCGTCAATTAAACGTCCGCACGTATAGCATTTCCACGTACCGTCTGGTTTTTGGTAACGTTTACGAACTATTCTTTTGCAATGTTCCCATAAGACTTTGTTTAATTGAGAAAGTGTTTTTTTCTTTGCCATGTATTGACAAGTGTAACATGTTTATTGTAGTGTCGTCACTATTGTGTCACTTGATGTGGCTAGACCTCAAGCGGAGGAATAAACGCCTGAAATTATAATCGAGAAATGCCCCAATGTAAGGGCATTTTTGCGTTATGGTATAGGACACCATGTTTAGTATAAAAGCCCCGTATAGGGCAATTTTGAGCTTTATAGAGGCATATAGGCGACGATAACCCCGAAGGGTTATATAAAGAGGTCGCGTGGAAGAGAGAGTATGAAAATCATTGATCCCAATTTGAGAGAAAGAACTAGAAATCAAGTCAAAACGTTCCACTGGTTCCAACTTGATACTTTAGTATATCAGATTTTGACACATGTCAAATAAGTATTTCTATTACTTCTCCCTCTTCGTGTAATTTATCAGAATCGGTTATGAGTTTGCACCTTTCAGTTCCATACGTTTTATTTTTCTTCTTTTTGCTATTTCATTCTTATATTTATGGTAAGAAATTCTTGAAATTTCCCGATATTTTTCTGGATTTTCTAAACGTCTATTTTTCATCTTTTCACTTCTTTTTTCTTTGTTTTTTAAATACCATGCTTTAGTTGTTGCTTTCCTTTTTTCAGAATTTTCCAATGCCCATTTTTTTATGTATTCTATTTTCTTTTTAAGACTTTCTCTTTTTTCTTCTGGTGATAGTTTTACATGTGCTATTTCAAGGTTTTTCATTCTTCCATCCTCAGTCATATGACATTTACGACAAAGTATTTGCCAATTTTCTGGTTTGTTATTGAAATGATTACCATCTTTGTGATGAACGTCTAATTTTTTTTCAGAGGAAGGTACTCCACAAATTTCACAAATATTTTTTTCTATGCGTCTCGCATAGAATGCATCACTGATACCTCCTTTCCAATTACCATTGTTTTTTCCAGTATTTGCTTTGCCTATTTTTTCTTTATGTTCTTTTGAAAGTTTTGGTGTTCCATCATAGTACATGTGTTTTCGGCAATAAATTCCTTTACTACCACGCGTAATTGGTTTTGAACAAACTTTACAAACTAATCCTAAGGGATAATCATATTTTTTATGGTATGGCATATGTTATTGATTCTAACATACGATAATCCATTAATCAATAATAACCTCGATTACGGTTTTACCTTCAGAATCTAGTTTATCTGAACTTTTTATCCATAAACACTTAGTGCAATGAGTGTTAAACAATCTTCCATACCGAATGGTCTCGAAAGAAGGGTGCTCGCATTCTGCTTGCTTTCTATCCCTTTGTTCTCCCCAGTTGTCCGCGTAGCCTACTTTCATTTATCCAATGAGATACAGAAGTGCAATTACGATAGCTGAAATACCTGTAATAAGATTTGAATATTGGAATGGTACAAATTGTGAGATACCGTATACAAGAAAGAATATTACGAGACAAATAGTTAAAATAGTCATAATAGTATTTGTTTACTTGATAATATTGATGTACCAGTGTCAGAATTTTAATAATTAAACGTTATTTCCAAACCAACAACTGAAGGTGGATTACTAAAATCCCGAATTGATACACCAATCGTACCCACTAAGTATAAACCCTATTTACAATTAACGGTATAAGTTTTCCCCAGTTTTTTAGATGTAAACGTGTACGTACCTCCATTTTCAATAGCCCTCCATGTAGTCCAATGACGCATCTCTTCAGGTTTATTTACTGATAGCCAAGATATGAGTTTTATTTGATCGGTGTATGAATTGATATCAAGTTTTTCACCCATAAGTCCCGATAAATAGGTAAACGTACCTTGCTTAAATTGTCCAACACCAATCTCACCTTCTTCCCCTATAGCGTTTTGGTTGAAGGTTGACTCACATCGAAATAATGAGGTCAGTTTTGCTTCTGGTGCTGCGTACATCGTCACGTATTTCACAATGGTCTCCCTAACAGTTAAAACTTTAGGTCGAGTATCAAGAGGAGCTGAAGCTTTTGCAGGCGTCGCTAGAATAAGGATTATGAGGGCAATAATCAAGAAGATTATGCGTATGATATGTTTTTTGGACATGATTATTTTTTAAATTTATGCGCTTTAGTACCATAAGTTTCTGTAGTTTTATGGCATGAAAAACACAATGTTCTACCATTATCAATCGCGAATCGAAGTTCAGGGTAATATGCAAAAGGTTTGATGTGGTCTGCATGAATATCCCCTTTCAATCCACACCAAATACAAGTGTAGTTATCTCGAGTAAAAACAGATTTACGCCACAGTTTATATTCTGCAGATTTTCTAATTAAATTATTAATTGGTGTAACACCCCCTTTCCAATTGGGGTTCTTATCACCAACTAAACCTTTAGCCCAAGGTTGCTTTTTACCTTTTTTAGAGTCACTAATTTTCTTTTTATGTTCTTCTGGCAAAGGTCCAAACTTTTTCAATTTTCTTGCCTTATCCAAATGTTCTTTCAATTTCGGACTTGCAGGTCTCCCTTTTCTAACTAAACTCATCTTTCTTTTTGTTTCATCTGAAAGAGGTTTTCCTCTGTGTTTAAATGGGGTTATTCTTCTGTAAATACCTGATGGCATAATTTTGAGAGTTACGTACCCTCGGACGTTATGCGCGGTTTACCGAAGCCTTTGCAGTGACTTTAGCAGACTCTACGCGAGCTTCTCCGACGTTCTTATCAACGGTGCGGATAGTTACAGACCCGATAAGGAGAGCTGAGATAATGTTTATCAATCCTTCACCTTGTACAGAAGTTACGACGTTAAACAGTACCAATGATTGAATAACTGAAACAATAAAAAGTTGTATGAAACGTGTCGAAGTAATTATTTCTTTAAATTTTGTAGCCATAGCTATATATTACTCTTCTAATATTGAAAAGACCATTGCATTGTTTGGATAAATGTTGGATAATATAAAAAAATTGTCATGGCATACAAAAGAAATAAACCACCAAAAATTCCTATCAGAACATGAAAAGTAACATCGGTTGTATTTTAACTGTCATCGTTGCTCTTATACTCCTCTATATTTGGTTTACCAGAGTATACGCACCAGAACTTCACCATTAAAACCTTGTATCATGAGAAATCTTGCACTTGGATTTATCTGCTTACTGCTCTTTATTGTCTTGATGCACATTGCGGCATCGTTTACATAGCTTCCTTGAGAAACCCAAGGAAATCCGACCTGTGTAGACAGGAATACCCCCGACATTATTGTTATGTTCGGGGGTTTATTTAATTTCAAAGTGTACGTAATCCTTCAGTTTGGTGAAGCGTCCACCCCACGAAAGTCCGATCGCTTCACCAAGTACACCTATCTTTTTCCAATCAAAGTTCTTAGGGTATGGATCTCTGCCAGATATACAGATATCAAATGCTTTTCTCAAACAGTGTTTGCTTGTTTTTCCTGTAGCATATGTGATTATTTTTCCAGGCGTTGTACGACCCTGTGCGTATAATTTATTTTGATAGTCAGGATCACGATACCCGTGAGTTATTTTAATAATAAAACCTGCATTCTTAGCGTCTAAAATCAATTGTGATGCTTTTTTATCAAGAGTTGGTAGAAGTCCCCACTTTGATAGTGAACTCATCTCCTGGGTACTGTTTTGCTTGAAATTAGGCCATAGTAGTCTCATGTATGGAGTGAGTATCTTCCAACATTGTGCAAAGTTCCCATCAGGAGCATTCCAATCGAGGTTCTTATAGTACTGATCCATGATTGCATTGACGTTTGTCTTGATTCCAAACTTCGTTTCAAGTGTCCACGCGATACAATGGATAAGTTCATGAGCCAAAGCTATCGATAACCAATTATACTTGTCAGTGTCTTCCTCGATACCACAAGGAATAATTCCTGCCACAAGTCCTGGACGTACTGGATTCGTATAGCAGTCATGACGTTTCTCTAAATTAGGAGAGTAGTTTAAAAAGACAACATCATATCCTTTCACTGTTTGAGTGTAGGTTGCCATGTCTTTGATACGTATGTCTTTAATAACGTATTCAAGGTTAAACGGCGCACCATTATCTACCATGTACTTGAGTGCTTCGTTGTAGTTGTCCTTTATGTCTATATGGACATCGGGTTGTACGACGGCTAAGATTTTCATGCTACTCGACGAGGACTTACACGCTTATAGTTTTTTGGTTTCTTGGTGAGGATAAGGGTAGGCTTTTTTTTCTTTGTGAGTACGAGTGTTTTTTTGGTCATTTGATTATAAGGTCATATTTTTCTTCTAATGCAGATATAACGTCCTTTGATGTTTGGGCTACTATATCTTTTGTAAATGCGTTTATTAAATATACTCCGAGCATAGTTACTACTGCAAACCCTCCAAGGATATATTTGCGCCATTCTTTCAGCATAATAACATTTGCTTCGAGTTTACCAGTTCTTCCGTTTGCAACCGATACTTTATCGTTAAGTGAATCTAGTTTTTTAGTCTGCTCTCCTGTCTCACGGGACAATGCCCCTAGTTTTTCAGTATTTGCACTTTTTAATTCACCAATTTGTTTTTGGACATCTAGTAAAATCCCATACAGTTTTTCGTGTTGGTCGACTGGCATGTTACGTAAACTGAATACTGTTGATAATTGAATCTATCTGAGCTTCTGCTGTATCTTTAGCGTTCTCCAAAAGATATTGCTTGAGGATACCCTTTGCGTCGTCTACTGCTCCCTGACGTATAAATTCAAGCACTGATTGTGGGTTTGGTTCTCCATCAATAGTTACTTGATAGCCACGTATTTTTTGATACGCGAGGGTAAGGTTAGGAATAATTTGGTCTGGGATTGTGATTGGTTCTAATGTCGCCATATATATTTATTGTTAATTTATTACTTTAAATCCGATACTTACTTCTGCGGTAGCAGCAGCACCAAGATTGATTACAAATGAACCTGCCCCTGGTACTACGTTTTTAATTGTAGCAGTGGTGTCGTTTGTACGTATCACCGCAAATACAATACTTGACGTCGTACAAAGACTGTTTGTTACGGTCACTGTAGTACCTGCCGCCGCGATGTTTACTGTTCCTGTAGGTTTATTGATAGTTTGGTTACCTGTAGTCCCACCTGCGGTTATTGTGGTGTCTTGATAGGTTTTACCAGCCACATCAACACTAAACATACTAGTACCCCCTACGAGATAATTTACGATACGTGAAGTAGACGCCGAGTTCGTGTTTGTGATGGCGATACGGTGTGCTGTGTAGTCACCAGAAGCATTGTTCCAAGTCTGAGCAAGGTTCCACGTGTTGATTGTTGCGGCTGTTGTAAGACTTGTTGGTGTAAGTGCCCAACGACCGTTTGCATCCAATGCGGCAAATTGCACTGAACCTGTTGAGTTATAAAAGCCCATACCTGAAGACGAACCGTAGAACTGCACCACCCCTCCTCCGAGTGCAAACACTGTTGCGTTGTTGAGTCGTATGTTATACCCAGCAGAGTTTGAGATAGTTTGTCCAACTTCAAACATATCAGTGTATGCTGCACCGTTGAGGGATTGCTGGATAATAAATCCCCCACGAGCTGCCGTAGTTCCCGATACTGGTCGAGCAAACATTCGATAGTCGAGTGTGTGACTTGCACCTGTTGTAGTGAGCCACTCAGTTCCACGAAATACAACTGCTGGGGAGTATTGTACGTCCTGACCAGACGTTACGATTGAAGCTGTAGCGTTTTGAAGGGTAATACCATACGCATCTGATTGGGTTACACGGATATCGTTACGATTGATATGAAGGAATGAAGCAGGTGATGCTGTGCCAAGTCCAAGACGATTATTTGTATCATCCCAGAAGAAATTAGCATTATCTTGCGAAATAAGACCACTTGAACCAGCAAACAATACAGAGCCTAATGTCATTGTATCGAGAGCTACGCCACCGTAAAATGTTGCGCCTGTACCACCACCTGCACCAAATAAACTCACTACAGAGCCACTATTACTTAACATTTGAATACCTGCCGATGAAGAAGCCTTTACGTCTGGTGTAAGGAGATTTCCTGTTGTGTAGGTTACTGATGTACCGTTAGTAGTAGCACCTGATATACCTCCAAATGCTCCTGCGTTGTTATATTGAAGTTGAGTTGTAGAGCCACCAGGGGAGCCACCGCCAACAGTTGCCCAACTCAATACCCCGTCTCCTGCTGCGTCAGTGAGGACAGAGTTAGCAGAGCCGAGAGCTGATGGGAAGGTGTAGGAAACACTATCAATAGAGAAATTACCACTATTAAATATATAGCTTGGTGTGGCTTGGTCTATAGAGAACGTTGCTCCAGATGTTAATCCACTTATATCTCCGATAGTGAAAATACTCGCGTCTATAGATGTATATTGATTACCTCCCACATAAGTTTGAGATGAACCACCAGTCGCTGAGTTGAAAAATATTCCATTATCTGTATTACCGAGAAGATACTCACCAGACCCAGCGTTTATATCAAGACCATATCCAAATGTAGCATCAAATACACTTAATCTTTTTTGTGTCTTATTCCATACAAAATTACTATCACCTCCAAATACTCCTCCATCGTTATATTGGACATAGGTATCACTTCCTGCTGGAGAGCCTGCACTTATTGTAATATTCCCTGCACTATCTGCTGTATTACCGTTTACTGAGAGGGCGAGAGTGCCAGAGGCTGTAGGAAAATCAAGTGTTTGTCCATTAGGGTTTGTATTTACAGCACTAAATGACCCGCTAAATGCTCCACTTGCTGTACCAAGAAAAACTAAAGAAGCGTATCTACCAGAGTAGGTAAGAAGACCTTCTGGTGTAGTATCTGTGTTATACGATACTCCGAAACTATCATCATCACCAAAGTAGAATCCACCATATACACCATTTGAACCATCGTAAACTTGAAGAAAGGGATTTGTCGTACCTGGAGAAGTAGGACCCCCTGCTAAAATTGCACCTGCGATAATATCATTCGTCGTTGTATTCCCTTCATCAGTGACTTGTTGGAGGTCTTGAGAGCCACCGCCTCCACCAGTTATTGTGATATTACTTGTATGTCCATCGGTATTTGTTACCGTAGCTCCGATAAAGTTAAGTGAAGCTCCTGAGCCTACTCTTGTACCATTTTGAAATACTGACACTCCACCTGAACCTCCACCACCAGAAGGAATTAAGGTTATACGTTCACCGAGTTTAATGAGTTTCTCGTCGTATTCTTCAAGCCCTTTAATAGCACTCTTATCAAGGCGTTCATCTTCTGTAAGTGTCTCTAAATCATAACGGATACTGATAGGTGTTACTACAGGTATCTTTATTGAAGCTACAGCCTCTTCTACGACGTTTTTACGGTCATTTTGATACTCTGTACGGGTGAGGAAAGGACTTACGTCTGGGAGGATTATAGAAGCAAGTTTAGTATTGAAATTCTTTTCTAAATCTTTAGAGATTGACTTTATAGTTTCACCGAGTGTTTGCACGTCTTTAGCAGTCCGCTTTTCTGAGGAGTCAATCATGCGTTTTATCTGTTCGGAGAGGTTATTTAACCTGTTTTCTATGCGTTCAACTTCTTGAGTAGTTTCACCTTTGGTATTCTCTTTGAGAGACTTGATAGACTTAGCTACCATCACCAATGCTTCCGCAAGTTCCTTTGGAGTGACAAAGGCATCTTCGGTGCTAATAGTGAACTTTCTTCCTTTGTTGGGTAGTTGAGGCATATTTCTTTATAAGTTGAGTATACGAGAGTATGTGGTCGGTTGGGGATAACTGGCTTTGACTTTCAAGTAGGGTATTGTAGAGTCATTATATGAGTATAATCATAGGAATAATTCTAGTGCTTATCGTTATTGGGGCTATTTTGCCTTCAAAGCCAAGTAAGTGGTAATTACTTTACAGTAATATCACGTGCCTTTCTAAGTGTGTTTGCTCGGAGTTTGCTCTGTATTCCTTTTCCTAAGCCAGACTTATCAACGACAACGTCAATAGCCTTTTCAAGAAGTCCTGATGGAGTTTTTGGTATACCTTCAAGAAGTGAACGAGCACGTGCATCGTCAAACATTTCCATAGTAAATCGTGCAAGCGTAGCATCTTGAGATAAGTCTATACCTGTCTCTTTTTTAATATAATCAAATAGTTCTTTAGATTTTCTACCGCTCCCACTAAAGAATTGTTTAATTAGACTTGCTCCTCGTGTAGCTACACCATCAATATTCTCCCCCAATGCTCGATTAAGTGCATCAGTAATCTTTATATTTTCTGAGATTTTAGTATTTATATCCCCATATGCTTTTGGAAGTGAAGATTTTAGTTTGCCATTAAACTTACCGATAATTCCCCGAAACGCTTTATCTTCTACTGAGCCCTGAGGAATCGTGAGGTCTTTGTTGCCTTTATAGAGCATATCTTGAATATCGTCTATTACGTTATCTGCATCGAGTTTTGTCTTTACACTCTTTAGTTTGGCAATAATGGTTTTGCCAACTTTTGAATCTTTTACTGCATTTCTTACTTCAAGAATAGCCTCACCTGCTTCTTTTTTAAAATCAGTTAATCCATTTTTTGCTTTAGAAATTATTGTCTTTTTCTGTTCTGACAGTGCCTTACTTTGAGTCTGTAACTGTTTTGTAGCCTCAGCCATCTTATCCCCAACTACTTCAAAAGGAGTTAGTTTGCGAGGGTCAGTAGCTGCTTCTTGAGCAATCTGTACATATTCATCGAGTTTTTGTGCGGGTGTTTCTTTGAGAATAGTTGCGGCTTTCTCGTCGATGTCATTTGAAAAAAAGTTTTTAATCTTTTCTCCTGCATTATCTAGACCCTGTAGTCCTGGACGTGATGAAATATTCTTTGTGAGATTTTCTATGGAATCTTTCACTGCAACACCTGCTTTCACTACACCTTTCGCAAGTTGTTCTGCTCCTAGGATATCTGCGGCTCCGAGTACAGTATTTCCAACTACTCCTGCGGTAGCAGCCAGTGGAGATTTAGTACCTTCCATGACTGCTGGAATAGCTTCGTTTTGAAAGTCTGTTTGAAATGAAGTTATAGTCTCTCCTGTAATTGGGTCTTTTCCTTCTGTAGTAGTCAATTCCTCTCCTTGTATACCTTGCACAATGTTCATTGGTGCTTCTACGGTTGATTTGACGAATTTAAGAGCATTCCCAACAACAGTGTTGTAAAGCTCTTTTGGAACTTCACGAAGAAACTCTTTGCTGAATATCTGTTGAGCGGTTGATTTGTCATTAAATGAGGCATCAACAGGTTGTACTTCTTTAGTCTTTGCATTATATGTTGGAAGACCTGCACTTGAGAGCTCAGTGTTCATTTTTCCTGTTTCAATACGCTTGCGGAGTTCTGTAGCAAACGCTGTATCAGGGTTTTTCTTTGCGTATTCGATTGCTTCTTGGATGGTTGCCATATTAAAAACTACTGAAAAAGTTACTGTTAGTATTTCCTCCTTGCATAGATGGGATTGAATTGAGGAGGTCTTTGTTTGAGGTGCTTGAGATATTACTAAAGAAATTAACTTGTGGAGGTGTATAGACTATTCCCTGTGAAGCAAGTTGTCCCTGAGCCTGACTAAGCATGAAGTTAGTCAAAGAATTTGTTTTATTTCTTGCCTGTTTGTCAGTATCGTTCACTTTAGGTGTGAGCTTCTTCACTTGTTCAATCTGCTCTTTTGTTAAACTAGCACCAGAAGCCCATTGCTGTACACGAAGATTGATTGCCTCGATTGCTCCTTGGTTTTGAGTACCCTGTGCTCCTATGGTAAATCTACCAGGGCGAACAAGTCCTAGTCCTGGGAAATTACCTGATTGATTGTTATCAGCAAATTGTTGCGCTGCTGCTACGACACCGTTGATTGCTTGAAGTGTTTGATTATCTTTAGCACCAGAACCTGCGATAACATAAGCAAGCTGTCCCGATGGGTCTGCTTTACCAGTCATTGGGTTTATTACACTAGGAGTTTGAAATGGAATACCCGACGCTTTATCCAATTTAGCCTTAGCACGCATAGTTTCAAGTTGTAATTTTTGTTCGTAGTCTGACTGAGCTTTAAAGAGAGCCTCGTTATACTGTCTGTCTTGTTGTTTAGTAAGTGAATCCTTGTTGTCTTCATAGAAGAACTTTAGACCTTCTAAGCGAGTCTTCACCGCTTCTGTTTTAAGAGCAATCTGTCTGTCTGCTGCCGCTACTGCATCGTTGTAGTTTCCATCAATAAATGCCTTTTGTATCATCTTTTCTGTAGTATCGAGAGCAGTGTTGTATTCAATTTTACGGATTTCAGCTTCTGTACCACCCAACAATCCCTTACTATTACGTCGGAGTTCTTCTACACGACGACGGGTAGCCGCTTGTTCACTATCAATCTGATTTTGTAGTTCTCTTGATTGCTTTTTTATCTGGTCTACACCTGCATCTTGGTAGAGCTGTTCTTGAGCTGCTCCCATACCTGCAAGTTCATTAAAAGCACCTGAAATATCAGCTTGGTCTTGCTGCTGTTGTGCTTGACGCTGTGTTATTTCCTCCTGACGCTGTGCCTCATAGCTTTTACTTAAAAGGCTAGATGCTTCGTTGATACCTGTTGCAAGAGTTGAGGGAGCTTGCGGTCGAATAGTAACAGGCTTTGTTCCAATCACACCTGTATTAGTTGTAGGAGACACGGTAGTGGTCGGTACAGGAGTAGTTGTAGCTTGGAATTTCTGTGCAAGAGCTCCGAGTTGACCTCGGTCTGTAATCCCTTGTGATGCTTGTGCAAATGTTTGTCCGTTTACGAATGGTGTTGTTGCCATGTTGGTATAATTATAGTGAAGTATGTGGTCGGTTATCCTGTCGCCATTATTTCGTTCGTACTAAATAGTACAAACTTGTGAAACTCATCTGTATCAGAGAAGAATGTCATGCAACACTTGATCTGAATTTGTGTATTTACCTCTTGGATAGGGAATTTCTCATATCCATTAAGTAATCCTGTAGCTTCGGGGAGCATTTTAACCCACTTTTGGAAGCGTACACGTGATTGTCCTGTAGCTCCTGTGATAATTTCGTCAATCGTAACAGTGTATGTTCCTGCTGATTCGGTGATGTTTATGATGTGAGGGCAGCTACCTGCTCCTGTTCCCATGAGTATTTCCACTTCATTCCCTGTACCAGAAGTCCAGTAAGCAGTCGGGTCGGTTGTAGTAGTGAATGATACCGTACTTGTCCATGTTATATCAGCGTAGATAGGCGGTTCTTCTTCAAGGCGGTATTTAAATACAATCTTATTACCTGCATTTTGAAACTTCTTATATGTTGCCCAGAGTTTGTTCCACTTGTCGGCTATATCGTCTGATTCCATAAATGTCGTAACGTAGTAGCCTTTCTTTTCACTTTGAGTAGTATCATCAACCTTGTAAGGGTTATCAATAAAGATAGCAGAGCGTTCTGTTCCGTTTATATCAATAAAATACTTAGCTCCTGCCATCAGTGTTGGACGCCCATTTGCTGAGTCTGATGTAAGTGTGTTGTATTTAATAGCTCCCACTTCTGAAATGATATTTTGTCCAAAGTCACTAATTGTACTTGACGCACGGGTTTTATAACTAAATGAATGCTTGTGAGTGAGATTCTTTGTAGCAAGGTCTAGTTCCCAGATACCTGCTGCGAGGTTTTCATAAATACTCCCTGTAGCGTCATCAACAGTGTTACTCACTGCAATCAATAACGTATTGTCAGGCGTAGCAATAAATCCATTTTTATCTACAAAAGATACACCTGATTCTGTAGAGTGGAGTAAGAATTGTCCTGGTATAGGGAGTCTTGCAATCTCTTTGAAAGCCGAACCTGTAAATCCTAAAATACGCCCTGATGTATCTATGGCATACGGTGCATTATCCTCTCCAATAAGCATGGCCACAATACCACCTGTTTTTATAGGATATTCTTGAGTTCCTTGATTTGAGATACCGTCCCATTGAATAATCTTTCCAAGCGTAGAAGCAGATGTTTGTGAGTTTGCCTGACTTGTCATACCAATCCAAATTTCCTGTGAGGTAGCGACAATGGTCGTAGCAAAATCACCTGACGAAGAACCTATATCCAAGTGGTAATCTCCTGTAGTTGCTGCGTTGTTTGCAGTATCAATAGATGAAATTGATGTGTCAGTATCTATATAGTAGAGTCGATTGAAATTACGAAGGTATGCCATCTTGTGAACGCTGTTATTACCTAAAGCATCACGAGATGTCCATGCACCTGTTCCTGCACCATTTGACACCTTTGAATATAGAGTGTCTTTTGTTGTTGCCCAAAGTCTATCATCAAAGATAGCAAGATCAGAATATGTATCATAATCAGTCTGCGCTCCTGATGAATTATCCTCTGAAAAAGGACTTGTCATAGAATCAGTATTATTTTTAAATATCTGTGCTCCACAAATAGCCCACCAACGTGAGTCAAAGTATTCAAACGCACACGGTCGTTCAAGATCAGGGTCATTATCCTGTGAAGTGTTGATAACAAGTCTTCTACCAAGCAACATAGAGCCTGGACTACTTTGAAAATCAATATTGAACGTAGACCAAAGATTCCCTAGTGAATTACCACGGTTTACTTGGAGGTATCGGTAGTTTCCATCTTGTGAAGGGAAGTATTTTTTCATTAGTTTATGATTGGGATTGTTCTGATATTCAAGAACACAATGTAATTTACTGTATCATTTGCAGTGCCTACGATTGATAGTTCATACCCTCCGTTAGTGATAGTCTCTATGTACGCATCTACATGTCCTGTATTAGCGGCATCTGCATAAAATGCTATCCCCATTGAGTATTTATTAGCATTTGGAATAGGGATTGCAGCAAGTCCTCCACCATCGAGAGTTACTTGTCCGACTACAAAATCATCTCCTGAAAGAAAACCTCTTGCTTTAAGAGCACGTTCCAATGAAAGAGGGATAGTGCTTGCTTGTTCAAGAGCTGTTAATCTGTTTTCAATGTTTTGTAGTCGTTGTTCCATATTAACTAAATCTCATAAGAGGAATATCAAATGCTGCTGTTATTGCAGTAGGGTCAATGGTAGCAGGAGGAGTGCTCGCTGTGATACTCAATGTTCCCATGAGGATTGGACCACTCCCAATATCTATTATATCGGCCGCATCTGCTTCAAAAAGTATTGTCCCTATGTTCACGTCTGCTGTCCCATTAGAATTGAAGCCGAAATAGTATCTTCCTGGCGAAAGGGTGACAGGAGTAATCGCAGTGGTATATGTACCACTCACATTGATAGTAGCTGTTGTACCAGAGATATGACGTGTTGCACCATCTTCTGAATACACCGTGAAATCAATTGTTCCTGGAGTATTGACTGCCTGACACAAAATACTGACATTACTTACTGTAATACGTTCAGGGATAGTAACCATTCCAACATGTAGAGTTGTATTCGTTCCTAACGATACATTTGAAGTACCTGCATCGCCTGACATGAAAGGTTTGGTGACATAGAGATTTGTATTTGTTACTTCTGCGGTCGAATAAAGGATAGTGACAGTTACTGAACCTTGTGTTGGCACTCCTTCGGGTATTACTACAACTGGATTTGGTGTTGCATCAAAATCAAAACTAGTATTATTGCCGTCTGTTTCTCCTGAAAGGGTAGCTATTGCTGTTGCGTCTACTTGGCCTCCAATTATAGAACCTGCATTAACATCTCGTACTGTGAGGGTCATTGTTGCGTCAAATGCACTTGTTATTTCGTATACTACTCCGACAGGCACAGCATCTACAGGCATATCTTCGGTAAAGGTAGCAACACCGTCTCCTCCTACGTTTGCAAAATCACCAAATGCAAATGTTTCAGTGAGTTTTGATAGACCACCTCCACCTCCACCACCTGCTGGTGCATCAATCCATTTCAATCCTGTAACTTCTGAACTATCTGCACTAAGGATTTGACCGTTTGTACCTACTGGGAGACGTGCAGGGACTGTAGAGCGAGTATAGATGTCTCCCTTAGTGGTAAGTGGTTGTACTGAAGTATTACTATTAAAAGCAGTAATAAATGTTGAACCTGTAGCTATACTTGTCTCAAGGTTTGCTTGTGTTATTTTCTTAGTTTCTGATACTGAGACATCTACGATTGCGTATTCATCTGCTGCGTCTGGTGTTGTGATGCTATTAAATTGTGATATTTTTTGATCTGCCATAATTAACTCTTTTGTGGAGTAGCCCAAATAGTGGTTTCTCCTGATTGTTCTAATATAATTTTGTCCCCGTTCTCTTGGAGAATGAAATCTCCTGTCTCGGCTAACATATACGAGGTTTCGATAACAGATTTATTTGGATTTTGCCATGTGACTACCATATTAGTGTGCTCGGTTACGCCTAGGAATAATCATTTTCTGTACATCACGCTCACGAAGTTTGTAGTAATCCATGATTGCGTTCTTCATATCTACCATTTCTTGACGGAGGAAATTAACATTCTTGAGATTATTTCGTACCGCGTAGTAGTACGCAGGACGGATTGCAAGGTACTCATGGAATAATCCTGCAAATCCAGGCTTCTTTGTCGTGTCAGTCGTTGTAAAATATGAGCCTTCACGGTCAATATATACTTTTAGACCATTTGGTTCATTATAGTTAGGGATAGGGTCAAGGAAGATAGCGTTTGCCAATTTATCGTAGGTATTTGGTAGTCCTGTGACGTTTCTACCGTCTGTATATCCTCTAGGGGCGTACTTTCCTGATACATCTACAGGTACAAGATCTACAAACAATCCTTGCGCATCTGCAATCTGTACACGGTAAATATCTAAAATAAGATTACCTGACTCATCAGTGACAAAAGGATAATCTCTTTGGCCTGATACGAGATTTGTCGTAATAGTTGGGTAATCGGTATGATTTGAGTCGTCAAAGTTCCATGTCCCACCTACTTGGAAAATCATGGAGAGCACTTCATCGAGGGCAAGGTTTACATCACGGGTTTTTTCAGTGATTGGATATGTTCCCTCGTTACTATCACAGAGGTCATCAATGAGCTGAACAATACCTGCTTTAGTTGTTGGATTAGAGAATGCTAATGACATACAGCAAGTATAGCTACTTGCATGGTCGGATTTACATGGTCTTATCTAAGAGGTGTTTGTTCTTATTGTAAATATATTCCTGAAGTATTGCATGATTTGGGTCGGCAGTCGTAGTAGACATTGATTTGTTGTGTCTGCGCCATAGAAGTGCTACATAAGCTGATACTTTTGAGGTATATCCTGCACCAAGAACACGAAGCCAAAATTCTCGGTCTTCCCATCCGAGTTTCATAGTTTCAGATTCATCAAATCCGCCTACTTCCTCCCATGCTTTCTTTGGACAGAGAGTATTTGAGTAAATACAATTCGTTTTCAACAAAATATCAACAGTTGCTACTCTTGGTCGTGCCGTGTAGTTTTCACTTTGAAATGCCATAAGTCCGCAAGTTACGATTGATGTATCATCAGCTAGTTTCAAATGTTCTTTGAGGCAATCGGGACGCATAATATCATCAGAGTCAAATGACATAAAATACTTCCCTGTAGAGGCTTTAATCCCTGCATTACGAGCACTTGCAAGACCTCCATTCTCTTTTTCTATAATGGTGACAGGGTATTTCCTAGCTATCTCTACAGAGTTATCTATTGCTCCGTCAGATACTACAATGATTTCATGGGGCTTTACTGATTGGTCTAAAACACTTTGGATAGCTTCATCGAGGTATTGCCCGTAGTTATATACAGGAATTATAACAGTAATTGTCGGTTTTTCCATTCTTGCGTAGAGATTAAATTTAATATTTCGTAGCGATTTTCATCAAGATAACTGTAAGGGTTTTCTTTATCATCTTTTTTAATAACAGTACAACCTTCGTCTGTATTTACAGTCAATAAAAAGACTCCACCTTCAATTCTAAGTCGAGCTATAGCTTTCCATACATCCCCATGCCAAGCATCAGTTTCACGTGGAATACGAGTAGTCGGTTCAGTAGGTGGATTGGTGTCATGGACTACAATAGTACCTCCATCATTTAGTATTTCAAGACTATTTTTGATGTCTCGATAGCACTGTTCATATGTGTGGTCGCCGTCAATAAAGATGATGTCGTAAGTGTTCGAGTTTTCTCTGAAAAAGACATCACTTGGCATCTTAAACGTCGTATCGACATTGGGATCAACACCATGCTTTATATCAATTTTGATTGAATCATGTGAAAAACCAGGTTGTCGTATATCGTTCACTCCAATTTCCAAATAGGTCTTGTAGCCATGTTTATCTATCAGCCCTTGTATGAGTTCTATTCTGGTCATATTTTATGCATCTCAAGGATATTTCTGACCTGTCCTTCTGTTAAGTACTCTTTTCCGAGATACTTGGTAGCGAGTGCCATCTGTAGAAACGCACTTTTTTCAAGATCATCATCTTTATATTGACTTGCTTCAGGAATGTTTTTTAATAGAAACTCCCGATTTAATACTATTTGTTCAGCCATAATTTTCTATATTTATCCTTATTTAATAATAGATAATTGGGTAGTCCTGTCTCATCGACATGAAGACCTAATTGTCGCCCTTGCATGTATTCTTTAGTATAAACTGGATGCTTAAATGCTGCTATCTTGTTATCCACACCTCCTAACGCATTCCAATGCCAGCCACCATTTTCGATAAAGTGGTAGGTATTCTTTGAGTGGGTTCTAAGGTGATTTAAGCATGCGTCTTTGATATTTTTATATCTTGTCACTATCGTACCTGTAAAGTAAGTCCAGTCCTCATTTGTCCGTTGGTTGAGATAGGTAATATATGTGAGGTTTTGACGTGGTTTGTATACGAAATCATCTATAAAAGTATCCGTAAGGATTGCAGGATTCCACACTTCATCTACGTCAGAAACAAACACAATATCCTCGTCGTATAGCCCTACGAGTGCATCTTTCAGAGCTTCTTTTTGTGCAAACTCAATAACCCAGTGACTCTCTCCTTTCCCAGTGTTAGAGCTTTCTCTTGCCATTTCAATTAGTTCTGGTCTTAATTCGTCAACAATATGGTGTTGTATTATGTCCTCCCATTGTGCAAAACGTGCTTTGTTTTCTTGGTAATAAAGTGGTTTATCGTATCCTGAAAAAGTCTTTGTTGCTTCTACCAGTACAAATTTATCTACAACATGTGAAAGAAGCTGTAGTCTAATCTCAAGCATATCTAACTCGTTATTGAAATGAAAAGCATCTATGACCATATATGAAAAAAACTACGTTCGATTAAATGTGCTTCCCCTGGTAATTGCGTATAGGACACAGCGTCCTTGAGTGTCTGATAGAAGTCTTTAGAATGTTTTAGAATGTTAGCTTTAGGGACAATCCAACACGCCCCAGGTGCAAATCCTAAGTAGGGTAGCCCTCTCAAACCTATAAAATCTATAAGGAATTCAAATGATTCTTCATCCTTTATACCGTAGTGGTTTGCATACCAGTAGTTGTTCACTTCGTAGTACATTCCGTCTTTATAGTAGTTTATCTTGCCATCTGTAGGGTGTAGTTGAGTACACAGTGGGGTAAGGTCTGTCCGATTGATGACATCGTCAAATTCCTCTTTAGTGATGTGCCTTTGAAGTATATTGTCCTTTACAAACACACATACATCAGGGAGATTGTCGTAATTGTCTATGATAAAGGACATCATTGAGTAGATATTATAACCGACATTCTTCTCGGATTTGTCCAATATAACGAAGTCATTTGTGTATTCTTTGACCCACTCTGTATCTGATTGGTATTTACTGACTATCCACATAGTTGAATTTATCAGTAAAGTTCTGCTTCAAGAACCAATATCCTTTATTATATCGTTGCCAATACTTCGGAGCGATAATGTAATTACTGTACGGATTTAGCCAAGCGGGAAACCAACCAAAAGAAGAGTTTGAAAGGATGAGATATGCTGCTGTATAGATTTTCAACCAATCGTCGTAGATTTCGTGGGTTATAGGAAAGTCAGGAAAGAACTTACGAGCCTCTTCTACATCATCGGTTACCACGTGAAATGATGTTACCCCTCTCTCTCGCATAAGTGCTATAGCTTTATCCCAATAACTCTTAGGAAGGAAAAACTCAGGGACATACTTATACTCTCCTCCTCTAAAATTTATAATGCAAGTCCCAATGGGTGCGACATGCTGGTATTTCATTGGGACTTTCAACCATTCTCGAATCTCTTCTTTTCGATGTTTGAAGTAATCTTCCCCTTGTAAATTTCCATGAATAAGGGTGTTGTCGGGTATATTTTGGAGATTCTGGTCATAGTCTCCATTCTCTCCCATTTGTTCGTAGTAGTAATGCTTGAAACCATCAGGAAGTTCTTGTGGGGGTTGCCCTTCAACATCAGTCCTTCCCCCAACTACTGGTAATCCCATATCAAGATTCATAAAATCTTTACCTTTGAAGTTTTCAGGAAATTGCACACCGAAGTCGAAGCCTTTGTCTAAAGCGAGTGTCCTAACAGTGACATAATTTGCCAACTGATTTCCAAGCCCTTGTCCTTTGTAGAATGGAGTACTAAGCATACTTTTTCTGCATTTTTAATACTTCTGATAATTTAACCTTTTCATTTATTGAGTTAGTAGCTTGACCTTCACCTTCGGTTATCGTAATGAAATCTCCAGGGATAATCATAGGTTCTCCATACTTTTGATACATCTGCTTGTGCCAATCACAATCGAATAACCACACCATAGTCTCGTCCATCGGAATCCATGCGTCTTTCTGACAGATAAGTGAAGAAATCCCTCCCATTTTGTTGTTGCCGAGATGAATGTCCCCTGTGTACCGAGGTTCTTGGTTATTGCTCACGCCATGTACCCCCCATATACCCTTAAAACGCTCTACAATGCTCTGTAACGCGTTTTTATCTGTGAAGTAGTCATCCATACCAATGGTGAGAATAATGTCTCCTTTTGACCCTCTTACCCCTTCGTTTATATTATGTGCCGCTCCTCCCATTTCAATACCTCGTATCTCTAAATCTTTAAACGTCTGATTCTTTATAGATTCTTCACAACGAGCATATTGCCATTCAGAATCTTTTGTTTGGTAGTACGGAATAATAATTGAAATCATAATTTTTCTATATACATTTCTAAAACTACTTCACATTGTGGAAGTCTATTTTGTAATATATCAGCGTATTCTTCTGCTTCATGTAATTCTTTCATCGAATCGTACTGTTTAGAAAACAGAATTCTATTACCATATTTAACAATAATGTTTGGATGGTCGTGAAAATAATCGGTATGAAGATTTTTATAGTATTTTATTGGAACTATCTTACTTTTTTTGAAAGCATAATGTATTAAGTTTTTAATAAGATGTATATTCATAATCTTTTCCATTCAGGGAGTAATTTAGTACGAATTACCCCATCAGGATGCCATGCTTTAGGAGCTATAACCTTTGCATCACTGAGGTATGCTGCCCAAAATGAAAAGCTAGAGTTTGCCATAATAATACCTTTACAACCTGCCATCATATTCATTGCTTCTAAATCAGTGCCTCCGTCAGCAACAAGGCAATCTTTAAAGAGCGCATAATGTTTGAAGCTGGTTGCATCATCACTAAATATAAGAAACTTTGCATTAGGAAACTCTGCCATAGATCTTTCGTAGTAGTCAGTCTGCAAAAGATCTACATAGAACGGATTGCCTACATAGTCCCCACGCCTCACATGTATTGCTACATAGTCACTCTTTACTATGCCTCCCCCATACAAACGACGTATATCGTCACGATAGTCGTCAAAGTACTTCGGGTCTTGCACATAGATATCTGGTATTTCCCCTCGTTTCATCTGTGCATACAAATAAGCTCCTTGAAACATTCGATTGCCGAGTCTTCCAAAGATTTTATCTGGGTGAATCATTATTTACTTGCCTTAGCTCGTAGTTGCTTTATCTTTTCTTCAATCTCATCGACAACCTCCACGACTACCTTTCCGTCTACTTCGAGGAGTTGTTTTGCAAGTTCAAATTCTCCCAATTCATCTTTAACGAGTTCTTTCACCAATGGTTCAATTTTATTCTTGATAAGAGTAGCCTTTTGGTCAATCTTCTCTACTTCCTGAAGTTCTACATCATACTTTGCACGGATAGGTGCTACTTCTTCTTGGAGTTTCTTGATTGCTGCTTGGTGTTCACCAATCTTCTGGTAGATCGGATCCATTTCAGGAGTAATTGCATCCATCTTTTCAAGGAATGGGTTAGCTTCGAGTTGAAGTGCAGTTAGTTCCTCACGAAGTGCCGCGATAGTCGGGTCATTTACCTCAATAAGGCGTGTGCCCGAGTAGTTCTTTTCTGCTAGGAGGTCTGCTGGAATGTTCATAGATTGTTTATTTGTTTTGTCCATTCCGAAGAATAAGACTTAATATTATAATTTTTTAACACATAATCATGGGCTTTTAGAGCCAAATCCTTATAGTGGTTATAGTTTAATTGTACATCACGCACTGTATCAAACCAAAGTGAGTTATCCACAAGTACAGTCATATATTCTTCGTCTTTGCCTTGGTAGGGGCTTGAGCCATCACTAAATCCCTGTGCAATGACAGGTATTTTCAATAAAGACATCTCCAAAAACTTCAAATTGCTTTTACATTGATTGAAGTAGTGTTCTTTACGGGGAATGATACACACATCAAGGGCTAAAGAGGCTAGTTTTGGCATATACTCATTGACTGGTACATACGGATACCACTCTACATTCTTCAATGAGTTCCAAAAGTCATGGTCACTTCCCATAATAGGGAGGTGTGTGCCGTCTTTATACTTAATCCCCATGACGACAATAGTCATACCTGCCTCATCCATCTGACGTATTTGGTCTTTGATGTGAATGTAGTCGTCATTGGTGGTGACAGACCCTATAAATCCAACCCTAAACTGGTCGATTGAAACCTTACAAGGCATTTCATCGAGTGGGTCGATACAGTTCTTAAGAACAATAGTATTTGGGTTCACTTTTCGGTACTCCTCTGCGAGTATCTCTGTTGACGCTACAGCCCCGTGTGCAATGCGTAGGGCTTCATCGAGGGTATCAGCCATTTCCTTAGCAATCTCTCTCTGGCGGTCATTTCCAAGCCTCTCAAGGGGTATTGCGTGGTAGGTGTCGTCGTTCTCAAAGATTACTTTCTTTCCCATAGCTTTGACTGATTTCATAAGGTTTACATATTCAGGTTTGGAAGGGCGTTGAAATACCACAGTGTCAGCCTTGTGTATGAGTTGTTTTATTCTTTCTGGGTTTCGATTAAAAAGGTCAACGACTAATTGATTGCCGTATACCCCAGGCAGGTAGCCACGATAATAGAAGCAAAATGGATATTCGCCGCTTAGGTATAAAATCATTTCTTAATATAATTCTTTATAAAATCCCACCTATGTTCACATAAGAAAGCATCATCGTGGTCACATAGAACACCATATTTTAACCATTCTACTCCATCTATTACTTCATATTCTTTTTTTATCTCATCTATTATTGCTGGGTAATTTGAGAAAGATACGTGTATTTCTTTCATGTATTTTATTTCTTTGAGAGTGCTGCTAGTATTGCATCGAGTTTTGCGTCCTGACCATCTATACGTTTCTCTAATGCTTCCATTTTACCTGGTACTACAGTTCGATCAGGTGCGTCAGGTCTAGTAACTTGTTCAGCGATAGCTTTAGCAGCTATTTTCTTGTCTTCCTCAATATCAAGAAGTTTTTGGTACTTTTCTTGATTGATGACTTGTCGATTACGAATAATCCATCCTCCATCAGCTTCGTCCATCATGTTAATAATGTTTCCTGAAGTGTCTCGTACAGTTGATTTTCTGGCCATACGGCCTGATACATTGATTGGCATATATTTATTATATTATTTATCTTTTAATGTTACTACTGTTGTCCCCGATTCTTTTATCCAAGCTTTGTAATTCACTACTTTACTGATTACTTGTTGACTTACACCAAACTGTTTTGCTAATTGACTTTGGTATACACCGCCCTTATCCCATAAATCTCTTATCTGTTTTACTTTCTCATCTGTGAGCTTACTCATGTGGTGGCTTTCTCCATGAAAAGACTTATATCCACCCCTACCTCTATTCATCATATCTTTTACATTATCTTTTTGAGTTCCAATGCTTAGATGCTCAGGATTTACACATGCAGGATTATCACAAGAATGTAGTACCTTCATATCTTTAGGAATAGTACCTTTATACCGCTCATACATAAAACGATGAGCTCTAGTTTGTTTTCCTCTACCAATACTAATAAGCCCGTACCCATGGTCGTTTTTATAACCTATCCAATTCCAACATGTATCTGTTTTATCTATGTAATTTGTCAATCTATCTTCAATATTATCGTGTACATATGCCATTACCATATTGTATACGCATTTGCATAAACTAGCAATACAAAAAGCCCCATTTCTGAGGCTCAATGTATTGACAATTTGCTTTATTTGTTGTCTAAAGCCCAACTGCCACACTATGACTTCGCAATTTAACTGCTGAGTCGTCTCGGTTTTCAACAACACCGTAACAAAGGTCTACAGTGACGAGGTCGCCAAGGTATTCCTGAATGTAAGACTGTTGTACGCGTACACCTTCTGAACCAATCATTCCCTTCAACGCCTTTACTGGCATTGAGAGACGAGCCCAGTGGAATGTATCCTTGTGAGCAAGGAGATTCAAACGAGCACCGTTGTCACCGACTGCTCCTGCACCAACTGGTACTGCTGGAGAAACGATAACTGGGATTGAGTAGAGAGAACGTGTAGGAGCTTTCACACGAGGCTCTTCAGTACTGGTGTTCTGCCAGAGAGTCATCTTGTCGATAGACCCAACCTGACGGTAGAACGTGTTAGGGTGGAATACCCATGCTACGTCACCTGAGTAGATACCTGGTACGCCAGCTGCTTCGAGGATTGAGATAGCTGCAAGGAGAGTTGAGTCAGCCATGTTAGCTGTTCCAAGACCCAAAACGTTAGTTGTGATGTCTGTGAAGAGAGCTGCGATAGCGTTGTCGAGTTCCTGTGCTACTTCCCATGCTGCACCTTTAGCAATCTTGTCCTGAATGTAGTAGCTCTTTTTTACTTGAGCTGCTTCACGGTCTTCGATAACGAAAGATGATTCCATCCATGTAGAAACGTTAAGAGTAACGTTTGTATATGTAGGAGAAGAAAGAGTAACTTGAGAGTTCGTAACTTTTGAGTTCGTTGAAAGAGCTGAGAGGTTTGGGGTGTAGACAGCGGCTGCTCCGTCTGCTAGTTCCTCTGAACGGTCGATGAAAAATTCAGCGAGAACGAGGTTGTAGCGGAAGTAATCGTTGATCTGTTGTCCCCATACGAGTGGGATGTCAACTGTTAGGTCGCCACCATTACCACCTGTAAATCCATTTGTTCCAAGAGCCATAATAAATGTGGGCTTTCACCACTATGCTTGTATTAAAACCCGTTTGCCTTGCGCCAGAGGTCTTTATGGTCAGCTTTAGAGAGTCCAGGAGTACTTGTTGTATTCTCTTTTCTCACTGAGCTTGAACCACGAGAAGCACCGAGTCGAGCATTTTCGCTTTTCTTGTCTGCTTCCTTCTTATCCTTGAAACCAGTGTATATAGGGTCTTCCATTGCTTCGATGAGAGATGTGCCATTGATGGCAGCAATCTTCTTCAAGTATGCAATTTCATCCTCTGATACTTTCTGTGTTTGTAGGATTTTGACTTCTACGTCTTCAGCGGTCAGGGTGTTGGTAAATTGAGTGGGCTTTGCTTCATCTTTGGTGACTTGTGATGGTCTTTCCTTCAATTGTGCTTCTGCCTTCTTGGCTCTGGCAAGAATCTGACGTTGAGCTTCACGGGCTTTAGTCAGTTGTTCTTTCAGTTCCTCTACATCCTCAGTGTCGTCTTGTTCTTGTTCGAGTTCAAGTTCCTCGTTAGAAATTGTGGATTCTACTTCCTGGTCGTCGTGAGACATTTTTGTTTAGTAGATTATGCTTACTACCAAGCGGTTAATGAGAGAATTTATGCTATCTCTCGGTTGCTATACCACAATATTACAATAGTGCAACGGTCGGATTATTTAGAATAGTTCTTACGAGGTTTATTTACCTTTGCAAACTTCTCGGCAAACTCTGAAATGTTGTTCTTAAATATCCCCCCGTAGTGCATGAGAAGTCTATCCTTTTCACCAGGGTCAGAGAGTTTCTTATTTAGCCCCGTTGGTCGGAGGTGTATGTTTGTCTGGGATTCCATAGTCAATTCCTAGTTGTTCAAATGTCTTATCAATAAAGTCTTTAGCGTCTGCTACGGCACTGACATCTTCGCGGTTAAATACACGCTTCACTGCTTCTGCTTCGATACATGAGAGCATGTAGGCTTTGAAAGCATCTTTAGTGTGTGGGTCACCGTTGAATTTTCGTAGTACTTCATCCATATTATGCAGGGATTGGAGCTTGTGGTGCTACCGCTGATACGTCAGCTTGTGCCATAGGTTGTGTTTGAGAAGGTCTAAACTGTCCTGCACTAAATGGTATACCAGACATTTCAACGATTTGTCCAAATATTTTAGCCAATACTGGGTCTTGGAGAGCTCCATATTGTCCTGTTTGTGGGTTGTAGGTTGAAACAACAGTTTTAAATACTGAATCAAGTGACTGAAGCATTGCTGATTTGTTCTTGAGTTCACCTGTGATGTTAGCTGTGAGCTTGCCTTTCACATCCAAGTATCCCTTAGGCATGTTTATTTCACGCTTCTTGCCAAACTTCTTGAGCTGGTTCTTTACATCGTTAGTGATAGTCGCTTGGAACTCTGGGCTTGCAAGTTCTTCTCCTTCGAGGTTTTGCTTGTGGATAGCGTTGTTTGCTTCAAAGTTAGCAATAGACTCATCAATAATGTCGAGTTCTTCTTGATCAAACTCTGATACGAGCCATTCGGTCTTCATTGCTTCACGCTTGAGTTCTGGGTAAATCCAATCATTAAGGATTTCATTGAGCCAAATACCTGCTTCTTCACGTCTAAATTCAAACGGAGAATTAGCTACTTGATTGAGGAGTGCTGTCTGAGAGTATGGTGTACCTGCTGTTGGAGCTTCTCCTGTGTTAGCGTCGTAGGTTGAAGCGATGTTGTTGTACTGCTGATTCCATAGGTCGATCATTGTTTGGAACTGTGGAAGTGCTGATGGTGCAAGGTTCAATGAAGTTATAGAACGTCCTGCTTCAAGCTGGAAGATATGCCCATTGTCAGTGCCGATAATAGCGTTACCTGATACCTTTTGAGAGTCTGTAGCTAGGATAACCTTTCCACTGATGTCCATAGCGTTCTTCATAGAAATCATGGCATCGTTTGTCCATACCTGAGCTTGGAAACCGTCTTCGATCACACCACGACCAAAGCCATCTCCTCGTTTCTCCCATGCCAAATATTTGTAAGGTTTTTCCTTCTCGTACTCGTAGTACAACATAAACTTCTTCTTTCCTACGACACCGAGGTAGAAACACATACGCTTGTATTCCCCTGAGTCCTCATAGTCAAAGTTATTCTCGTTGTCTGGGTACATCTTGTCAGGAAAATCACCTGATACCTCCCAAATCTCTGCGTCTACAGGCTTATTCTTATTACGCTTCATGTGTTCACTAAGGAAATCGTCTACTTCCCATGTACCTGTTTTAGCAGCGAGCTCTGATGGTTGGAGATAGAACTTCTCGATAATGACACCATTTTGTACGTTCTTAGGGTTGAATCGAACATTTGTCCAATCAACTACGTCAATCTTTAGTTTCCCGTCTACTTTACTCTTCTTAGCCAATACACCACCGTATTTAGGGCGTACATATGACATTTCATTGAGGAACAGTGAGAAGTTAGAAGTCTTGAGGTATTCATAGAGAGCACGGTTCATTATCATTGACTGTACTGAGAACTTAAGAGAGTCAGGTTCAAAGCGAATGTCTTTTACATCGAGGTCTGTAGCAGTCTTAGCTACCGTTACTCGGTAGTTTCCAATGTTATAAAAAGGTTTCTCACGACCAAGCTCATCAAGGTTTCCTGAGAGGAATTGATTGTCTGAATAAAATTCAATCGTTCGGATTATTTCCCGTGGGTTTCGGTATAGTCCTAGTACACGAGAGATTGGTTCACCGTATGATTCATCAAGGTCGTCAACATAGGAGAATATTTTATAGTTGTCTATCATGCCTTGTAGTATAGGGAAATATGTGGTCGGATTACTTTGCAAAGTTCGTACCAGAATTTCTACGTGCTTCCGCTAACATGTATTTATCAAGCTCTGATAGTCCTGTGTCTATGTTTAAGGTCTCCATAGCATAGCGTCCAGCATCCATGGCGTGGTCAAAACCTCCTTCTGGTACGTTTAGTATCTTGCCGTCCTTGTCAGTCTCCCAGAGATAGTTGCGGTATTCTCGTATGATATTCACACTTCGCTTGGTAACAAAGATAGTCTGACTTTGTACTACTTGGATACCATGATTAACTGAGCCTTTCCCTTTGTTGGCAGGTAAAAGATTTATCCCATACGCTACCAATTCATCGTTACTCTTAGGCTCTGCACTATCAGGGATAACAAGGACAGTATTGTTCTCTTGGTTCATTAAAATATCCGCTATTTGTCTGTTACTCAATCCCTTCTGGTACGTTACCTCATCCCAAATAAACGCTCCATTCCACTTGTATACGTCCACGATAGCAGTAGGGTCGTTTGTGTAGCCATAGTCGAGTCCTCTACGCTCTAGTCGTGCCTCTGGTGGTATCTCATCAAGGATTACCCAGTTCTTATATATCTTCCCTTCCACTTCACCGAGTTGTCCTAATCCGTATACCTGCCACCAACTCTTACGGTTTTGACGTGATTCAATGGAAGCTATGATTTCAGGTGATAGTGCTTCGTTGTCCTTGTAGGTAAGTATTATAAAATCCACATCATCACGCTTTGCTTTAACCTCGGTCAACGCCCAAAACTCAACGGTAGGGTTGTAGTCAATAAAGATAAACTCCTTCGTTCGGACTTCGAGTTGGTCAAACGTATCGAGTGTCATGTTGTTTGCCTCGTTCATAAAACATCTATCACGTCGTGCTCCTCGGAGTTTGTCTGGCTGGTCAGCACTAAAGAACTCTATCTGACTTCCTGTTTCGAATGTATAAATACTATCAGTAGCGTTCCATAGGTCATCTTTCCAATACCGATGTTCGGTCATTATGTTCTTGAAGTCACGGATTGCTCCACGTTTCAAGTGAGGAGTTGATTCAGATACTACTGAGGTAAGTGTTTTAGTCTTGTCTCTCTGACATCTATCAATCAAATATAAAAGGATTGATATAGTTTTAGATGCGGAAGTACCACCTTGGACTATGCGTATCTTTTTATTCAGACTTGCTATCTTTTTCGTTGCTGTTGTTATCTGGAACATATAGTGCTTGTAGGAGTGGTGCAGGTAAGTCTTTACCGTCAGCTCCAGTTGATTCTACTCTCAATGAGAAGTCTTGTTTCATCTTTCTTTCTGCCCACCACTTAGTAGTTTCCTTTCGTGGGTCCTCCATCTCTCCTTCCTTTTGGATAGCATCTCGTATGTTCTGTAACACCACTTTGTTTATAGCATTTTCCCATCCTTGGAGTTTCATTGAAAGCACTTCATCGTCCTTGACCCATTTAGAAAGTGTTGTAGGGTCTAATCCTGTTAATTCACAAGCCTTATTACGAGAAAAGCCTAGTTCAAGGTAGCTTTGTAGCCCTTCAACGATAGATGCTCTTTCTTGTGGTGTATAGGGCTTCCCTTGACTCATAATTAACAGTTTTTCTTAGGTTTCTTCTTATCCTTCATTTGTGCTTTATTTCCTTTTGACATGGTTATTTAGTGATTAAATCCTTGTAAGATTGTCCCCGTGATTCTAGGTAACAAGATATACAAGTTTGTCCTATCTTGAAGTTCATAGGGATATAATTTCCTTTTAGTTCTCTGGTGATAGCTATTTCGCATACTCTACAGTGTTCCTTCGGGGGTTTTTGAATGTATACCTTAAATATTCTAACACGTTTTTTGGTTGCGTAGATATTCTCCCAAATGGTTGTTTTCCCTACTTCAAAGAGCTTAGCTATCTCACGGTTAGTTTTCCCTTCCGCTTTCAGTGAACGTGCTATTTCTAATTGTTCATCTGTGAGAGCTTTTCTCATCAATTTATCCCTCAGTGCTATCCTTAGTCATTTCTGTTACTTTCTCTTCACCTTGGTCAATTTTGGACGTTTCACGGGGTGTTTCACGACTAGCCAACTCCTGATTTATTCCAATGATGTTTGTTCGATGTCTCTTAATCTCGTTGTTGTGAAATTCAATTTGCATTGTTTCATCGAAACCAAGTGCTTTGAGTTCGGTTATTGATAGTTCTTTGGGGTTGATATTTTGTGGTTGCATATATATAAGTTTACTACGATTAGTGTGTGTTGTCTTGTGGATAAACTATTCTGATAGGTCTAGATTTCTTCTGATATTTTCTAATAGTTGCCCTACGTGTACATATCTTCCATTTCCATCTTCTAAATCAACCCAAGCGCAACCTACGATAGCTTTTTCTAACTCTCTTACCACCTTCTTCCTTTCATCAGATCGAGCAGATTCGAGCAGGGAGGAGATGAAGGCTTTTATCTTTTCTCCTTCTATACCAACTTCATAGTATGCACCAGTATTTCTTTCCCATGTAAATTGTGTATCAAACCTTTCAGTCCACTCCTTCGATGTATCTTCTGGTACTTCGTAGTTTTCAAGTGACTTACCTATGTTTGGTATTTTCGGTGTATCTTGGGGGAGGTGACACTTACAAGGGCAAATCATATCTTCTGGTAATTTTCCATACAATTTTTCAGGGTGGCAATGGGCGCATTCATTCCAATAATCAGCTGTTTGCATATAGTTCGCGATAGCTTCGTTGTTGGTTGTGGTGTTCATAATCTTTATAGTATGTGTGATGAGTTACTTGATAATGAGTCTTTTAGTGAGGTGAGAAGTGCTAGAGTCTTTTTTTTCACATCATAGGCATCTTCAGCGAACCATTCTACGAGAGAGTAAGATTCGATAGCCTTCTCAAGCGCATCTTGGAAGCCTTGGGTGTAGGCTTCGCAAGCTATACCATAAGGTGTTAATTCCCCTCGATTTGCTATCGCTTGAAGTTCTTTTTCTTTTTCTGAATTTATCATTGGTTTTGTAGACATCTATTTCTGCGTAAGGTTATTGATAATTGCCATAACAAAATTCTTCATTTTTACATACCCATCGTATTTATCATCATTCCAACCAGGGATATGTGGTGCTCGATCTATTCCTTTCTTTACTTCCTGAAGCGCAGTACAGTAGCCTTGAGTGTAGGCTTGTACTACTGCTTTTCTTACATCATCACTATGCAATTCATATCCTTCTTCTGAATCTTGGTAGTGATGGACATTGTCGATAATTTCTTTCAATTTTTCCTCTATCATTGGTTGTTCCATAGTTATCTCTGCTCTGTGTTAGAGGCTTTTAAGTTTAATTGCTAAATATCCGAGGGCATCTGCTTGGTATAGTCCTGTTGCTGACACCGAAGGAGTAGAAGATCGCGCAGTGTATTCATAGTAGCTTGAAGGTTTTTCGGTAACCGTGACGGTAATCGTTCCCGTAGAGAGTAAATCAACCCAACTCAACAGCTCTTGGTTTGATGGAATATAGAGTCCGAAGTCTGTGTATTGTCCTGTTCCACTTTGAGGAAAGCCTGCTTCCTTGAGACGGTATGCAAGGGTCGTGTCTACGGTAAACTTTGAGTGATAGTCTTGGAGACCTTCGAGAGCGGCGTTTGCCAGAGATACGATACTAAAGAGAAGTAGTAGTGCGATAAGTACAGCGATAAGTGTTTTCATAATTACTGTATGTGTTGTTTGTCCATTTCTCTCATCATTTGATCTGTTTGCACCCAGAAGTATGAGAAGATGCCAATGATAATAAGTGCAATGAGTATAGTTCCTTTGTATTCATTCATAGTTTCGGCTATTTATTGATAATCGTACCTACCTATTGTACCTTTTGGTGTACGTTCGTGTCAATTAGTTTTCCACAGTTATATCTTCTTCTCCTTCTTAAGCAATCTGACATACCGTGCTACGAGACTCTTTGTAGTACCTATCTTGTCTGCCATGAATTGATACGAGGGTGGAGTCCAGTATTTGTCTGTGTTCCAGAGTTTGATTATCTGGTTAAGTTTCTTCTCTTTAGTGGTCATATTTAATTTCTAAAGTCTACTAATCCAAGCTCTTGTGCTTGGTATTCGGTTGATAATGTTTGTTTGAGTTCCTTTTCTTGTCCTTCGGTGAAAAGGCGTAGCTTACGATCAAAACTTATTGCGTCAAAGAGTATCGTACAAAGACGTTCCTTTTCAATCGTTGCAAGTTCTGGGTACTTTTCAATTAGAAGAGCACGAATACTTCGGTATCTGTTAGCAACTAGGCGAGCTTCCTTATTCTTCTCAAAGAGTGCCAGTATTGCCTTGTCCATGAGTTTTGAGTCTTTTCTACTTCTTTTCATTTAAGTGGTCAATTATTTCGTTTATTTTATTTACAATTTCCTCTGCATTTACATATCTTTTGTATGTATGCTTCTTTTCCTTACCGAAGATATTACGAGTTGTATATTCTCCGTCTGGTTTCTTTAATACAAGTTTTTCCATATTATTCTTCGATTTTAGACTTCAACTGTTCGATAACAGTTTCCATTTTTGTCTGATAATAACTATCAAATGTTCCGACAAACTTTCCGTTATCTATTGCTTGTTTATACAAGATATACAGTACAGAACGTAGTCTCTGTGCGTGTGATTTAGTCTCTATCTCTGCGTTCTCTGTAGGAGCTTCGGGGAGTTGTTCTTGGTTGAAAGCTAGTGACAGCCATGCTTCTTGTCCCTCAAACGACATAAGAGTAAGTATTTCATCTGTACCAAGCTCGCGAGTTTCGAGACTAAGTTTTACACTTTTATCTTTCCGTCGAGAGATAGGGTTCAATTGAACTGGCAAGAGTATCTGCATGGCTAAAATGGGATGTCTGACAAATTGTGCACTTCATCAACCGTCATGTTTGCTTTTTGTTCATCGGTGAGTGTTCGTGGTTGTAGGTCTTCTGGTAACACATCTCCAGTTTCAGTGTCTACGGCCTTTTGATTCGGTTTCCAATCATTGAGCTTTCCATAAAGCTTTGATCCATCTTTACTCCGAAGTATCTGAGTATTTACCCATCCACGCTCGTCCATGTTAGCTTTTGCCCACTCCATAAATTCTCGTAGCTTAAAGGACACGTCCAAAAGAATGAACTTTGGAGCATTATCTTTTGGCATCTTCACGAACAGTCCTTTTACAAAATTATTGTCTTCCATATTATCCTCGATTAAATCTGTCAAATGCGTCCTCAGTAGGGTCTTCAGATGCCTCTATATCGCTTGTTTTTGCGTTTTGCGGGGTTTTCTTGCTTGATCCGTGGTTTCCATCGTCATCTTCAGCTTGAAGCAGGAAAAGCGATTGTAGAGCGTAGCGACGATAGTAAGTTATTGCACTACCAATTTTCTGTGGGTCTTGAAGGTCTGGTAGCGGTATGGTTTCCTCGCAAATAACAGCGTGTCTTTTCTTTCCTTCACTGTCTGCATATTCTTCCACCACAACGGTTTTTAGAGCTGGCTTGCCGTCTATGTTACTCAATGGTTGCAGGACAGTGACACCATGCTTTTCAAGTAGTGGCATCAACTGAGCAATCAAGCTGTTGATGTCAAAGTATTTACTTTTGAAGAAAGGGTTTGTCTCCGTTTTTGAAAGTGCCCCTATTTCTGATTGAATTTTGAGTATTTTATCCATTGTTATGCCTCGTTTAGCTTTTCTGATATTTGGTCTGCAATAGTCCAAGATGTCTTTGAGTATTGCACTACGCGATCTCCGTCTTTATCTATGATAGGTTCGAGTAGATCTTTTATAAACTCTATCTGTTGATCGTTCAACTCGATGGTTTTCATTAAAGTAACTCGTCTAATTCTTCGTTGGTCATTTCGTGAGTTGGTTTGAAAGGATACTTTAATTTGATTTCTGCATCTCTCAAATATTCTGCTTCTGCCCATTTGAATGTTTCAGTATCTTCAAGTTCGGTGTATTTCATAAATTATTATTTCGGCTAACTTATAATTGCTTACCTATCTATACTAGCATTTTGTGTACATTCGTGTCAACTGTGGATAACTCATACTCTTGTATTGGTTAGGTTCTATGAGGTGAGACTATAATTGCTTTCTACAAATGATTTTCCATAATAGTCGGTATCATCTCCAAGTAATGCAGTTTCATTTTTAGGCAAATGCAAAACGTTTATATATGTTTCTTTTATTTCTATAATTTCTATTTGACTACCAATTTTTCTAAATCCTCCTGTATCTTTTACTTTTGTTAGAATATCTCCTGGTTTCATTTCTTTATATGT